TTATAAATCCTCCATGAATGACAAAATTAAGTCAAAGTTGTCAGGTGAGAGAAGATTCCATGTCGGAGCTGAGTCAAACCTTGCGAATATTATTCTTCTATTTCTATTTGATGAAAAAACAGCATCACTATCCATCGATATAAATATTGGTTTTCCAGTGCCATAAATTTCGAATATTTCATCAAATCTCTCAATGTCAACCTTCTGTAAACCGAAGAATTTTACACTAAACCTTGCTGTTTGTGCTTTTATGTCCGCGAATGACTGTCCACCTTCAGAATACGATGTAACTGTCCTATCAACATAATTGCAAGTAAGTGGAAATTGCGCCCTTCCACGAGCTGGATCAAAATAATCGCCTAGAAAAACATTTGATACCTGTATGTATCCAAGCCCATTTGTTTTGTCATCAAATGAAAGACGCCAGTACCTATATGGGTCTGTGGAAAGTTCATCATCCTCTATTTCAGAAATAACCTCAGAGTCATATGTAAGCATTTTAGTATAGCTTGGGCTTGAAAAATCGTTTGTCTCGTTTCCCTCTAACTTTATTATGGCAGTAGGGCTATATGGAAGTGAATCATTCCTGAGTCCGATAAGAATAAAGGCGCTCGGATTTGTTGGAACACCCATATCCCATAAGAGATACTCATTAGGATAATGAATGATAACGTAATCAGCAGTGTAATTGAGAGAGCCAATCCTATTGCTCGAATTATTAAATCCAAGTATGTCCTCCGCTGTAAATGATGCGTCAGTCAACATTAATTCAAATCGCCCATCCCCTCCGACGCCATTAGATGTGATTTTGAATCTCAGATTTATTTGCTCGACTGTATATGTGGAAACGCCTGCATTATCTAGGGCTGTCTTTAATGCCGCCATAAATGTTGCTGTTGATGTATATGTTGCCTCAGCCATGGTTGCAGTTAGGTCGATCCCAGCCCCTTCACGAAAGATAACGGTTTTGTTTGTAGAATCTACGACATAATGGCCGTTGGATCTCCATACTTTGGACCTACGCTGCATATTATAAACATTAGTCGCCGGAAATGCACTTTGCTGGCTTGAATAATCCTGATTAGCTAAAAGATCTATATCAATAAAGTTTGTGTCATAAATTCTGAAACAACTATGCTGCATTTAACCTAAAACCCCTTCTGCTTAATGAATGTATCGCCTCAGCGAATTCACTCTCCCCTATAACCGATTTTACTATTATCGTTTGTGGCCCAGCAAGATCCCCTCGCTCGAACGCGTCAAGCATATTTCCAAGCCTGGTGTTTGTTGTTTTATCAATTACATTTTCGTTTTTATGAACGAAGGCCAGCATATTTCTCGGAATATCTCCACCTTCTTGAAATGGTGATATGCTTTTGATAAAATCAACGATTCCACCACCTGCCTTGCTGACGCCTCCGCCGATTGAGCTAAGAAATTTCTTTAGTTCACCTATAATGTCAGAAAAAAATCCAACTGCTGAGCCAAACTCATTTACTATACTAACATATTTATCAAAAAGGCCAACAGACTGTTTTCTTATGCTGTCAACAATGCTGTCTGCAATCCTTGGCGCCCCATTTTTTATAAAATCTGTAATTGCATGTTTAAAAGCATTTATCTGTCCCTTAGCCAAATTATTTACAAATTCTGGATCCAGGAAATGCGCCGTTAAAGCTTCTGCAAGACCATTTGCTATTTGAACACCAGCTTCTGTCATAGCCGATATGAATTCTGGATTTGTTTCAAGTCCAACCAATATATCTGCCATTGCTTGCATAATGTCATTTATAAGTGTTTTATCTGTAAATGCGGTTCTTAACCCATCAATAAATCCTTTTATAATATTTGGAATCATATTGCGTGCATCAATCAGAGATTCTGGGATGCTCCTAAATGCCTCTTCAATTAACACACCAATATTCCTTGCCATTATTTTGGGAAGTTCCCTTCCGGTCTTGAATATTGATTCTATCATTTTTCTGAATTTGTCTTCTTCTTGCCCAAGTATTTGGACAGCCCCAGCAACCGCCTGTAGCCATATGTTGCCAGACTTATTAAAAAGTGCAATCATGCCTTTCGCGGCATCTCCAGATATTATGATCCCTACGGCCAGCTGTATTTTTCCTTGAACTTTTTTAAGTTCTTCTGGAGTTATTGTCGGGACTGCTTCAGGAGGTGCTTCCTCTTTTGGAGGAGTTATTGGCTTAACTGGACCGAGTGCCTGTATTTCCTTTAATTTTTTTCTAAGATCTTCTAACTTTTCTGTAGTTTTGTCAATGTCTGTAACAGCAAGGCCAAAAGACATTTTTTCAAGAAACTCTTCTACAGCCCTGATATCCTCAAGTTTGTCTATCTCCTCCTTGAGTTTCCTGACTTCTTCGCTTGATTCCTCAAGGGCCGGATCAAATCCGTCATTCAATAAACCTATGATTTGGCTGAGAGGCCCCTCGATTTTTATAAGTTGTTTTTCAAAGAAAGCTACTATCTTGCTCCCTAGAATTTCAAGCTGTTTTCTTATTGACTTTGAAGCCTTCTTAAAAGCCTCGTCAGCCGCACCAGCTCTGTCTTTGAATTGATTCAGATTGTCGCCAAGCTTTTGGAAATTGTCGCTTGCAAGTGTGAGTATCGCCTTTGATCCCTCCACCCTTCCAAGAAGCTTTGTAAGAACCTCTTCAGATCTGCCAGTTGCATCAAAAAGATCTTTTAAAAATTTGACAAGGCCCTTAGTCCTAAGTGCCTGCAATGTGAACGCCTCGGCGACTCTACCACCAATCCTTGCAGCCTCGCCTTGCTTTTTTAAGAGGGCTGTGAATACCGCGTCAAGCTGCGTGACTCTTTCTGCTGTGGTTAGTCCCCTTGTGGTTAGTGTTGCAACAGTAGCAGCTACCTCTGCAAATGATATCCCGAGCTGTTTTGCTGTTGGGAGGAGTCTGCCAAAAGATCCAGCAAGCTCCTCGATCCTTGTTTTCCCAAGCCGGACCGCAGTGAAAAGTGAGTCTGCAGCATCAGCAGCGGATAGATTTTGTTGTCCATAGACATTGAGTGCGTCAGTCAATATGTTTATTGTCCCCTGAATGTCGGCCAACCCTCCAACAGCCAGCTTATTTGCTGCTATCAAAAGCTCTTGGGCCTTAGCAGCGTCAGTCACTCCCGCTGATATAATCTGATAATAGGCCTTCGCTTGTGCCGCGCTTGTTGTGCCAAATTGTGCGGATATGTCTATTAGTGTTTTTCTGAACGCATTGTTTACCTTAGTAGCGTCAGGCATTATTGTGGTTATTTCAATTATTGCCTCATTAAAGTCAACGAAAGAAGATACTATATTTCTTACAATATTGAAGCCTGCATATGCTGTCACAAGTGGCAATATTTTTGTCTTAAGAAAGCTCATAACATGCCCTTGTGACTCTATGGTTGTATTCAATTTTTTAAAATTTTGGTTTGCACCGTCTATTTTCGATCTCATTTTTTCAAGCTCTTTTGAGAGCTTGTCAATCATTTCAAATGTAACTTCAACCTTTACGGCCACGCTTCATCTCCATTTCTTGCAATCTTGTCAGTTCTGATGATATAAAACAATATGCTTCAGCCTCCCACCACTCTAAATCATTTAAATCAAAAATATAACCTATTTCACTCAAAGCCTTGTGGGAAAGATAGGAGTTTAAAATCGCTGCTGTCTCATTCGTGTAATTTGTTTTATTCCATAATGCATTAATCTGTAACCTAAGCTTTCCCTTTAGGCTTCCCCCAGGCCCCCTCCAAGGACCATCATGAGAGCTATCTGCTGGATAATATCGTTATGGTCAGAATCCAGAAGTTCCTCCCATGATTTTATTGATTCCCTCCCTTTTTCAAGATTGATCTCCTTAATGTGCTTTTCTGCGACATCAATAAGCACAAGCAGAGCATCAATGTTGTTTTTTAAAGAGACAGTTTCACCAATCTCAAAACCCGACTCTTTTACATAATTTAATCTCTGTTTATAGTTCGGTATCTGAATCTTAACAGAGCCTTTGAATCCTTTAGGTTTATAGTCATAAACCCGCATATGTCCTCCTTAGACAAAATTTAAATAAACCGACTTCGCACCTGACAGGCTGAATGCGCGGACTGTCACGAGTAAATTGACAAGCCCGTCCCTGTTTCCAAGCGTATGAGTGGTCAGCTTTGCATTTTTTATGTAAAGGGAGCCGCTTTTCCCATCCTCCCAGTTGCCAGAATCGTCCTTCGACCCAAAATTATAGGCAAATGATGTCGTGGTGTCGTTAGCCCATCTTTGAAAAAGATCCGCATCATATCTTGAAACAAGAATGTCAAGTGTCACCGATGATTCCACTATGTCAACGAATTTTCCCTCTCTCCCTGTGCTAGCACAAAGAGCATTGATATTTCCGAGAGTATTTGTCAATGAAAAATCAACATTTGACACACTGTCGGTGCAAGATGATTGTGATCCTGCACCAAGGAATATCTCATTATTTTTCGCTATAAGTGGGTCGACTCCAGAAGCGGCATAAGATGTTGAGAAGCTTAGTGCTGAATCGCCAATATAACTAATAGCCCCTGTGTCATCAGCAGCATCACTAAATCCGGTGAGAGTACCAACATGGTCATCAGCATTGTCTGCACCATGTGTCCCTGTTTTCCATAAAATTGAAAGAAGCGTTCCAGTTGTTGTGGAAATAGTAAATTTCCCTGTGCTATCACTATAGCTACATAAAAAATCGTCACCGCCGGATGCGAGTGCAGCTGCTGCACCCTTTGTCTGAATCTCAGACGCAAGCGCATGCGGGGATGTATATTGATTTTCTGAAAGAGTGACAACAAATGTTCCGCCATCGTCGGTTATGTCGAGATATTTGTTTGTTGAATCTATAATCAGTGGATTCCAATAATTCTTTAGACCCTCGAAAGAATAGTTCGAATTGATGAATCCACCCGCTGGGAAATTTGCTGTCATAGCGTTGCATTTGCAGTCTGCAAAAGCTGCAATTGCCCCACCATCGCCAGCATACTGCCACACTGAAATGTTAGCATAGTCACTATCACTATCAGCCTGCTCATAGCGAACAGCCTTGCCTGTCGCCACTCCTGATGCCGGAGCATATGGAAGTGCGAAATTAAGTGTAACATCGGTTCCACTGTCCACTGATGCGATGTTTCTTATATTCCACCCATTAGTGTTGTCTTTGATTAAAAGAGCTTCGCCTTCCGAGAGACTCGACGTGTCGGCATACTTTAATACGGTTGTTGTTGACCCGGCTGCTAGTGTAAGCTCCGCACCAGCAACTTCCTCTTTTCCAAATGCAGCTTTAATGGCAACATTCAATGCTTGAGGTGCCACGCCTTCAGTCCCACTATGCCTCAGATAATGTGATAAAGAGCCTGTGACTCCTTCAAATCCCTGAACTGGCGCCGCTGCCATCGTACTGCCAGTCAATTCAGCATTTTCCAATCCCTCAAAAGCCCCCTCAAAAGCCAGATCGTCCTGGGCAGACACAAAATCTGAATTTCCTGAAGGAGCCTTTAGTGTGCCCTGTGCATCCTGTTCCACCAGAGCCAACTTTGTTTTTCTAAAAACTTCAGCCATTTTTTACTCCTTTTAAGTTATATCCTCAAAATATTCCACCGCCACATTGTTTTGTATTAGCAGAATCCCAAAACGATCCCCACTGAGGAATTCGAGACCGTTATCACCAACAAATTCTATTTTTGCAAAATTATTGCTAGTATATTTATCTATTCCATTTATTAAAGCTTTTTGATCGTCAAGAAGTAATTTCTCAACTGCTATTCTTGCCTCATAATCCCTTAGATGTCCAAAAACCCTTCGCGTTATGGTCAGGATGAATGTCCTTCGATAGCTTATCTTACTTCCAACAACACGCATTGTATTCTCGCCATCGCCAAATCCGAGGGTCCAACCTCTTTCCATTTGGATGTCTGCCTCATCTTCTAAAAGATAGGGATTGTTAAGCTGTGTATGTGCCGTGAGTATCGTTGGCACAAGCGCTATAAGCTCATCATAAACAGTGCTGATCTTGGACATTATCTAACTAACCTCCCCTGCATGATTTCTCTTTCATCAACATTTATTCTAGCATCCCCATAGACGTCAATTGTGAATCTCATGTTTCCCGAAATGTCATGGTATTTCTTTCCGGCCGCTTCGGCTTTCTTTAATTCATTCTCTCCACCAAGGCCGGAATAAATTATTTGCAAAGCTCTATATGCTGTCATTAATTCAAGCTCATCTATATTTATAAGCTGCTCCGATCCCTGAATGATTCCACGTCTTCTCAGGTCAAGAACTACCTCCTCGGACGCTGTCATGAGCTGCTCGTCCCAGTTTGACTTTCCGGCCTCCCATGATGTAAGATAATTGCTCAAAACAGGATCCAGATAATTCAGCTTGGCGTCGTCTGCAAACCTATAGAAGATTCTTTTTATTTCTGTACCTGCAGAAAGATCGGCTGAAACCTTAATCCTGAGCCAAAATCTGTCATATATTTCGATGCTTGAAAGCTCACTTGGTGCGGAATCTGACGTCGTGTCAGTCACTCTTTGAAACATTTTGTCTTTATCAGGGATGAATTTCACGACTCCAGTCTGTGCCAATGTTTTTCCTGATGATTTTGTCCCGTCAATTATGTCAACTGCATCAGCCCACTCGCTATTTCCCCAATATTGAATTGACATAATGCTTGCATTAGTGTTTGCCGTTTCTATTTGAATAAAAAAACTGTTCATGGGATCCCAACTGGCAATATAAATATAGTCCTCGGCGGCAACCATTTCGGCTGGTATCGTGTCGGCATTCCGTGCCTCTAGTGTGTAATCGCCTATAGTCGTGTTGTCACTATAAAATATGCGCTGCATTATCTTTTCCTTTTTCTCTTAGTTATTTTGAGACCTTTTGGCGATGACTTACCAGACTTAAACAGCTTGATCTCGCCAGCTACACCTTTATATACTGGCTTGGCTTTAGTTTTCCTCCCCTTGCTGTATCCAATTGCAATGGCCTGCTTCATGGTTTTTGCTTTCCTCAATTTTCTTTTTGCCATTATCCCCTCCCTTTGTTAAAATCATCCCTTGATATTTTTTCTAAAGTATATCTTATTTATTCCCACACTGAAAGGCTCAAATCCATTATTTAATAATAAATCTTCACTGATATATCTGCTTGCAGTAGCTACAACCCATTCTCTATTCGGGTTTATCTCTTCTGGATTGTTATTTAAATATGTTGCTACTTGATTGGCCTTTGTTTCATTTAGAGTCACATAGCATATTTTATAAAGCTCCTTATCATAAACAGCATATTTAAATAATTTATAGACTACAATATATCTCATTCAGTTTGCCATTCTTCTTCTAATAATATTTCCTGTATTTCTTCATAATTATATTTGTTATATCCGACGCAAGAGTTGGGAAAACATATTCCAGAAAACTTCAATATACTTTTAGATTCATCTACATTTTTTCGCATTGATGTAGTTGAGTTAAGGCTTTCGTTCACCATGTCGTCTGTTATTTCAACTGTTGGGATTATCACAAAAGTGTTAATTATCGCCATATCGTCTCCTATGGGACATCGCTTTGTATGTCTCCAACCTCCATGTTAGACGCAGTCCCATCCCGACTGTTGCCTGAATAATCTTTTATCGTGGGAAAATTATCAATGTCTGCTTGAGAAAATTGAGACCATAAATAAAGGTTTGAGGAAAAAGACACACCATTTAAATCAGCCGGGGTTCCACTATTGTATGCCTCTGTGTTAATTTGATAAGCTGATAATGCAACATTACAAATACATGGATCATCAAGTTTACCATTTATAAAATTTCCGGTATGATCCTTTGATCCCAAATATAAATATTTTCCTGTTGGTACTATTGTCCTGTCATCAAAGCCATTGTATCCGACTGATGTATATTCATACCCATCAAAAAATGTCTTAACCCTATCTGCTACTACAGGCTCAGTCGCGTCATATGTAAAGCCTATAAAATGCCAACTATCGTCTCCCAATAGTGCATGTGTGTGAGTTCCCCATACTGTGTAATAGTTTCCTCCACCATCAATTTTAAAATACGCCCTCCCATTATGTACATAAAACCACCATCCATTATAGGGGGCCGAGACTTTATATCTCCCAATCACACCGTATGCATTGTTGTTTGGGACCTTTATCCATACAAATCCAGAAAAGCTTTGCGTATATTCGAATGCCGCAATGTCTCCATAATTAATGTCCTCATCGACACCATCAAATTGGCATGAGTAATAATCATAAAACTCCGGTTCTGCTGTGAGGCCGGCCTCAGTGGTGAATCTATATAGATCTAAATAGCAATTAGTGATATGAGAAGTTGTCTTAATCGGCATTAACTTTCCTCTGTCCCATCTATTTTGTAAGTAACCTTGCTTGCTGTATCTGCATTCCCGGTTATTTTCCCTGCATCCTCCACATAAAATCCTTCACCGCGAAAATCGAAAATAACAGTTTCATTAACATCAAGGTTAATGTTAAAAATTAAATATTCGTTAGATCCGTCATGATAATATAGTTTTACGTCCTCAGCGGATGTGTTGGTGTTGTGAAGTAATATAAGATGCACTAATCCGTCAGCGCTTGATGGGCTGTATATGTCTCCCTTTGCATTTGCCAATTGTCCAAAGGCTAAATTTCTTCTGCTTAATGCCATACTATCCCCCTATGCACACAGGCTCATACAAATCGCCGCCACCTCGTCCTGGCTTAATGTGCCGTCACTGACAGCGATTTCTTTTTCATTTCCGTTTTCGTCTTTATAGTAAAGTTTTTTATCTGTCTTGGAATAAAGCTTAACATATCCGCTAGCCGGTGTGTCGTGCGTATCAGTATTTTTTGTTACAAGCTCCGCCATAAATACCTCATAATAAAACCAACATTCCGTTAACAGTTATTATACTATCATTTGTCAATTTATTCCAAATCAAATATTGTTTATTCAATTCGATTGTTAAAGGGCTTGTTATATAGTCAGAGTGTTGTGTCATTGCTGTAATGTTTGGAAATTCCTCCCATGACGATAGGTCAGCAAGCATTTTATAAAATTTGTCGTCATCCTGAACATAGACAAGTAACCCCTCTTTTTTTGGAGTGATCGTGTTTCTTATCGCCTGTGTCTTTACAATCCTATAATCAGCCGGCGGCATTGCGGCATCTTGCTGGGCCATCTATTTTATCTCCCTCACTAAAACAGTCGCATTTCCACTTGACGATCTGCCATAAATTATTATGTCATCGGTTATGTCTAAAAAATCGCTTGCCCCTGCTGGAATAATCACGCCAACATAGCCGACAGAGTTTGAAAAATTTGTCTTAATCTCCACGTCACTTTGATTCTGAATCCTCATGGAGTTTCTTCCCTCCTTCGGAGTTGACGGGATGGCAACCCATCCGCTGTCATTAAGGATTACTTCAGTATCAAGTCCTGACTCAGTTAAACCAGTAATTCTGAATTCACCTGACGCAGTCGTTCTAATGCGATATTCAGATTTATCCCCTGGTGTTATTTCTTCAGCACTTTTTCTTATTGCTTCAAGGCCATGATCATTTACCGCCATTACAACCCCTTCAATATTATTAGATGGGTCCCCCCGTTAACTATAAATATCAGGCACCATTTTTCTAGCAGTTGGTGAATCATTTGGTGATTCATATGGAAAACTAGCCGAGGATCCGTCTGATGCACTTGAAGATATGCTGCCCGCACCGCTGTCATCAGCGTTTTTGGGAACTGCATCGGACGCATTGCCAACGTCTGAGACAGCCATGGCAAGTGTCCCATCCGCATTGTCTGTGAAGGATATGTCAGTTACGTTTCCATTAAGCGCATTATATGCTTTTGTACCAACCTGAGCCGCAGTGTCTCCAGTAGCAATGTCAACCTCAATTTGGTTATCAGATCCCGTATAAAGTGTCCCCGTGGGTGCGGTGCCATCGGCATCGATATCAAGCCAAACCGCATAGGATGTCCCGGCGGCATTGTAAAGCATGATATAATCTCCCTGTGTGGCATCCCCTGTCGCGGGAAAAGTCAATGTGTTTGATTCCCTAGCTCCGGGATTGAACTTTAAATCTCCTACATTTTGACTGGGTTTGAATTTGCTCATTATAATCTCCTAATCAATATCCCCAAAAGCCGCTTCTTCCAATTTATCGTTTTCAGGGAGCACAAACCAAAGATACCATTTCCCCTTTGAAAAAACGGGGTTTCCCTTGATCTCAATCTTATATGGCAATATGACAGACAAATATTCAACAAGTCTGTCTGGATCCTTGCTTTTTATAAACCTAAGCCTTGTCCTTGATATCGCCATAAAAAAAGGGGTGGGCATTAAGCCCACCCTACCTCCGATTAGCTTTCTGTTGGCATTAGATATTCAACCATAAAAACAATTTTCCCGGCTGTAAGATCTGCGGTCGAAATCAAAACAATAAAATCCCCATCGTCTGCGTCAAGTACTGGCACATAAATCTGGTGATCATTTGTATCATCCCAGAGAAGCGCCGCACCATTGTCCCAGCCATTAAAAACTGCATTGTCTACGAGGCTTGTCTTGGCAATTGTAGTTCCAGAATAACCATCCTCATCATCATCATTACCCCAGGAAACTGTAGCGCTCCCCAGAGACTCAACAGCAGTAACAACCTTAGCCATTACACCAGTTATTACAGCCCCTACTGGGATGGGATCCTTGTTGTCTTTGTCTGATAAGACGATGTTGGCGTCCTTGACTCCGCCATCAACGTCGAAGTCGTAAACATATTCCTGAACATGCTTCATATTTTTGATACTCATTTAACTCTCCTATGTCCAAAATTTAAGCAATAGAAACAACTCTTGTATTCCCAAGCTGTTTCACCCCATAAAGAATGTCCGCGTTAACACGGGTTCCCCTGACTCCGTCTGCTCCAAGATTGAATGTCTCAATATTGAGTGCCTGCTGGATTGCCAATGTCAGGAATGACGGATGAAACCAATATGAAGTGTTTCCAACAATATTAGTCATTTTCATTGAAAATCCGGCGATCGGAGTTGTGATAGCACCACTTGTCAGTGGGCTCCCAGCCGGGATGAAATCTCTTGACATAAACCCAGTGATATTGAAAAGGTCATTCATTTGTGCTGCACCAACAGTACCAACCCTATTCGACTCGTCATTGTTTGCTGTGTCAAGAAGTTCCTTGGCCTCAAGAATGTCCGCAAGCGCGAGGGTTGAACCAGCATCATAAGATATGACATGGTCTGGAGTTGAAGTGCTTGGGGATATGGTTGAGATTATGTCAGCCTGCATTTTCTTTTGGATTGCAAAAATCATCTTGTCTCTCAATTCATCCATGAAATCGAGTGATTGGAGTTGTGCCTTTTTTGTCACGATAACGTCTTTATAGGCTCTTTTGTTGATAACAAGCTGCTGCCCTGTCAGTGTGACGGCCTCTGAATCTCCAGCCGCACCTTCAGCAAGAAGCTCAGCTTGCGAAAATTCTGGGAGGGATGAAATGTTAACAATGTCCCCAAGTGACTGGATCTCACCCTCATAGGACTTGTCAACAGAATCAATGAAAGGAAGCTTGTCCAAAAGGACGTCGTAGAACCTGCTTGACCATACCTCTGGTATGATCACATCGTTTCTTGTAGTGTTCTGTAACTGGTTTGCCATAATTGACTCCTACTTTAAATTTAATTTCCGGAGCCAATCACCCCACCATATAATATAATTCTACACTATAATTTTTTTTTATGCAATATTCAATCTTTTTTTCATCTCTTGTTTATATTTTTCGGGATCCTTTTTCTGGAGCTTTATTAATTCATCAGGTGTTAATTCTTTTGGTTGAGGCGCTTCACTAGGCTGCCCAGTGTTCATCCTTGGCGCGCCCATCTTATTAAACCAATGGGGCCTTACTTCCTTAAGGTTGTCGACATATTCCTTAGCCCCTATCACATTTTTATGTCCCCTGCTCGTTGTTTCAACCTCTATCATATCAAGATCTAAGCTTCTCACGTCCTCAAGTGCGATGTCTAGGATTCCGGCCTTTATTGCCTCCCTTTCGACAGCCTGAATTTTTATGTCCTCATAATAGGCATTCGTCGATTTCTTTTCTCTTTCCTCAGCCTCTTCGCGCTTTTTCTTCTCAAGCTCATAAAGACCTTTGTAATTTTCCTTCTGCACGAGCTTTTCTGTCCTCTCATTTTCAAGTTCTTCTCTTACCTTGGCCTCCCTAGCCTCAGCTTCAGCAAGCTTTTGCTTATAGAAATTCGAGCCGGCAAGTCTCTCTTTTGGTGGAATATTCTCGTTATCATCTTGCTTTTTCTGTTCGCCATCATTCTTTTCGATCTCTTTGTCTTGACCTTTTGGTTCGTTATTGTCACTAACCATTTTACACACTCCTTTTCTTTGAATTCAAAACCTTCTCATATGCATTGCCTATTGTTCTCGCAGCCCTCTCCTTGACAGATTCCTTCAAATCCTCATTTGACTTTGGAAGCATACGTCGAATAGTTTTCGACTTTCCGGCTCCCTCAATATTATGATATTTTGCAATTGGACTTGTAAACCACAGACTTATCCCCCTGTCAGTTACTCTTCCCTTAACACTATTTAACATTTTTCCTGAAAGTGTGAGATTAATCGGGCGCAGCTTTTTACCGTACCCTAGCCCTACAGCTCCACCCAAAATCGGTCTTACCTTTCCCTGTTTATCAGTAAAAAATCTAACCTCACCCCTGATAGCAGCCTTGTAGGAATCTGAGTAATCCACAAAACGCCTTTCCCCCTTTACAGGGGAGTTCCCTCTTTTTATTGTATTAACAATGTCTTCTTTGAGCTGCTCTTTTGCTTTGTCGGCTCCGATTCTTCGGACATCGTTCCACCCAATTTTTTTTATTTCCCCAAAAAGTTTGTCAACTTTGTCAGTGTTGATCTTTAATCCAAATATCTTAGCCATGCTTTTCCCTTAAAATTTCCTTTGCTATTCTTTTTATTCCTTTCATTATTGATGGCCTGAATTTTTCCCTGGCCTTTGGAATGAATTGTCTTTTTGGAACAGCTGTCTTCTTTGATTTTGCCGAGAATTTATTGTGATTGTCTGCTCTTGGGACCGCATCTCCCTCAAATATCCCAATCTCTACCCCATCCCTGTATGGACGCGCCTCTATCGAGTCTAGCATCAGCCCTGAAAATTCAAGATTTGGCACATCATTCAATCCACTTTCTTTCTTAAATCTTGCATATTTTTTTTTAAGTTTATCAAACTTTCTGTTAACGCGTTTATTACGCATATCCACTGGGCTTTTTAATTTCGACACATCCTCAAGAATCTTGTCAATAATATATTCACCGACTTCCTCTTTAATCATGTCTTTTTTTTCTTTTGTAGCCCTTGATGTGCCCATTATGCTTTTTAATTTAAGCTTCCACGTTATTTTGTCAGCCAATTTTTATTTCTTCTTTCTTCTTTTTCTGGCTTGGATCGCCCGGTGTTGTGCCATTGCCTTTGCCTTAGTTGAAAAGCATTTTATAATCTTTCCCTTGTCTGGACCAGTGCAGTGGACTGTACACCACTTGTTTCCTCTTTTCTCAACTTTGGGAGCCATTATTCCTCCTCACTTTCTTTTTCCCCCTTTAAAAACTGTGGCGCAAGGGTTGTAAGCCTGTTTGTCCTATCTTTCATCTTTGCATCGATTACCCTTTTAAGCTTTTCCTCTGCCTCCTCCTTTGTCAGATCTGGATTGTCCTTTATAATTGCGTCTGCCATGGAATCGAGTCCTATGCTGAGCCTCTTCTCTATAATGTCAAGCTTTTCCTTTTCACTAACAAACGGTTGCGGGTCTGGAAATTTAACCTTAACTCTGTCTTCAGCCGTTATCTTTCCAATTTCTGCGAATTCGGAGGCGAGGGCTTGCTTATCAAAAAGAAGGTTGTGAAGCTGTGCCATAATATAAAAAATAACAGGCTCAGCATCCCTGTACATTTCCCTTTGGGTTTCTATATCTATAAGATTTTCTGATTGGATCAATATCTCGTGAATGCCTGATGCTGAGGCACCATTGGCTGATACCTTCGCACGTAGGCCGTTTGTTTCAAGAACCGCGTCAAGACCCTGATTCACCATCTCAAGGTGCGCCGGGAGAGGAGGATTTGATGTGGCAAAACCTATCTCTGGCCTTGGATCGTCAGCCTCAACATCCATTGTAATGAATGATGAGGCCCCAACCTTGAGATTTTTGGGAACGCCCTTTCCCCACATATATCCGATACCTTGTCCTTGGTATTTGGCGATATAATATGTATCTGTGAGATTAACATTGGCAAGAATACATTCATCCACAATATCCTCACCGCCAAGTGCCCAGAATTGCCCGTCCTGATCGTCTGCAAAATTGTAGAATGGAAGCCTACCAATTGGATTAAGGAGGTCGTCTTCTTGCTTCCCAGCCTTTATATTTCCTTTGCCATCAGTCGTGAAATGGTATTTGTTTGACCACCAGATATATTCCTTATCCTCGACACCTTTATCATCCGGGGCATCGGCGATTTTCTGATCCCTTTCATCGCCTGATCTAAACACAGCCTGTGGAAGGATAACATCAGCCTCACGATTTCCACTCATACCTTCTGCCGCATGGTGCGGACTTCTATATTCTGGATTGTAATAGCTTGTTATATAAACCCTCGCCTCCTCTGGGTTTTCCTCGTCCTCGATTACATCATAAAGATATGGCTGAAGAGTTCTAAGCTTATATCCATATTTGTCTCTCTCTATTGGATGCTTAAACGGAACGACCTGTATGGATGTATTTTTAAATAGTTCAACATATTTGTTAATTTTAACCATTTTGCTGTTCATATTTGTCAGATCGACCTGCAGTTCAATCTGCCTTTGGTGCTCTTCGTTTGGAACCGTCCTTGTAACACCATCCCTGTAGACCATTGCCTTCTTATCTATAATTCTTCTACAAAATGATTTATTTGACGTCCTGTGAATTATCTCATCAACCACATTCGCGTCGGACGATTCTTTTTCCATTCTTTCAAGTACATATTTTTTAGTGTTATCCTTAAAAACCTCGTACCTTCTTTTCATTTCAGCCTTGCGCTGATAATTTTCTGGACTCTCGATTTCCTCAATTATTTTTGTCCTAAAATCTATATCCATTAATTGTTCTTCATTAAACATCTTCATATCTTACTCCCAATTTTTTGATCAACTATCACAATGATATCATAATGTGCTAGGTCATGAGGCACCAGCGATATTTCTATGATTTTGATGGCATCTCCCATGTTCTAGTTAAAATCAAATAGTACTCCCAATAGTTAAACCACCCGTTACCCGTTTTAGCGGCGCAAGCTTCCAAAGCCCGTATGTTAAAGCATCTGATATATGCGTCAACATTTTATCTGTAACCTGGTCAATTTCGTTTTTTCCCTCTCTCCAAGACACTTTCTCTAGATCATTGATAGTCTTCTTACAGCATGGGTTTATTATAACCCTATTATGCTCAAAAAGTCTATTAGCATTATTGACCCTGTCAATGACATATGGATTTCTGGTTGACATAATTTCAAATCCATTTCTTTTGATAATTTCAAAGTCCGAAACTCCCGCAGTGCTTCTTTTTGCTGATGTCGAATCAGGTATTATCTTAACTCCCTCACCATATTTGTCCTTTATTTTCCTACACATCTCCGGGGTGTTTGAGTCTTTTAAGTAGAACTCATCAATCACATAAAACTTATTATCATAAAACTGGAATATGGAGGCTGTCATGGGGTTAACGTTAAAGTCCATACCTGCATAAATGGGATCCTTACCATTATCCTTAACCTCCTTACAATGTATGTCCCTATCAAATGCATAGTACACTCGCCCTTGGGTTACATTTACAAACTCACCCTCAAGCTCCTGTTTAATCATCTTAGAGTCATACTGATCTAATAATGACTCAATGTATCCGTCAGGAAGATATTTATTGTCCCTGGTTTTGGCTTTGACATAATAAAAATATTTATCGTTGTAAAATTGCCCTGAAGAATGAAAGTAATCATATACCCAGTTAAAACCATTCGGGGAAGTGGTAATAAGGGATGTAAGATCACCCTTTTTGTCCCTAAGCCTTCCAATCATCATGTCAAATGCCTCCTTTTTAATGTATGCACCCTCGTCAATCCACATTTCACCTATTTCTATGCCCCTTAATGGGTCATAATTTTCTAGGCTTTTACAAAGAAAAAGCTTTCCTCCCATGTTAAGTTGCCCTGTACTTTGATTATATGAAAATGGTATTTCAAGATTCTGAAGTTCTCTAAATACCGTGGCCATTGTAGCATTTCTCAGTTGGCTGTAGGTAGTTGCTCCTATAAATCCCAAACTTTTGGGACTCGTTTGCTTTTTCATTATACACCAATAGGCACCAAGTGTACTCTTTCCACTTCCGATGCCACCCAACATTAAAGTATATTTATATTTAGAGTTTATTGCGTCCCATTGATGTTTGAGAAGTTTTACTTCATACATCTTTAATGAATTTGATTTCTATCGGCTGGGTTGTATTAATCTCAACATTGTCTCTCCAGCCAAATCGATTTCGCATGTTGAAAATCCAGGAAGCGGCATTAAAATTTTTCACTTTTCCAGCTGCGCCGGCGATGCCCAACCTCTCCCAAAAGGCGAAGCTGTGCTGCTCTCCGACCTTTATGGACCGCAGAAATTCTGGATTTTTTTCCTTCCAACTATGTATTGTATTCTCACAAGCGTTAACAACAGATCCAAATGATTTGATACTTCGCCCCTGTTTCATATGCTCAATAATCATTTGACAATATTCAGGTTTGTAATCGGTTGGTCGTCCCCCTGGCATTTATTTCCATCTCCTTTACATTTAATGCAATTTTACAAAACATTCTGATAAAATCATTAATCAATATTCTAAGCTCCAATCCATTTTTTATAAATTTATGTGATTTTTTAAGCTCTCTCTTCAGGTTATTTTCTATTAAATGTCTGCGCTCATGTTTTAGAAGAAAATTTTTTATTTCCTCATTTGGAAATTTATTTTTTATGTATTCATCAAAACAGTATGAAATGCTTTGATCTATATCCATGTTATTCCTCTTTTTTATCGTTCGGTGACCTGATTTACTTCATATGGATTCATTATTTGTAACTCTCCATTTTGGCTATATACCTAGATGCGTCTTCACTTATTGTGCGCCTCATTACTCTGTCGGATCTTAGATATTTAACATAGTGAATATGGTTGTCACCAAATTTTGTCCCTTTGGCCGGGCTACATTCTCCAACAAAATTTCCGTTCTCATCGACAGAAATTTTTATTTCATGCCCATGTCCACCAACCTTATTGCATTCACTCATTTTTTTCCCGTTTGAGTCATATGTCCTGAAAAAATGACAATGTACAACTTTTTCAATGACTGGATCCTTATCGTTCCATGATGAATTTTTAAGCATATCTGCGGCTTCGAGCTTAAAAAGATCACTGTCTATTTCCATTTGGTTGGCATATATGCGCTTTGGCTCTGCCAGGATTTCCACAGTTTCTTTTTCCTCCGATATTCCCGATTTTTTTATATTTTTATAATCATTTTTACCTTGCTCTTGTACGCTCTCTCCGCCCATATTAAACTCCTATTTTAAATTGAATTTCATAAGATCCCCCCACTCAGGTGTTTTAATTATAATATAGCTTATTTAAATTTTCAATTTAAATTTAAAAACGCAGTGCGGCTTGACATGGGTATGGATTAAAAAGTACAATTAGAGGTGTACAACTTTATATCTATCAAGTGTCCATTATGTTTAAAATACTATTTATACTATAACGAAGATACCGATAAATTGGTTTGTGAATTGTGCTGTGCTAGCTTTAACTTAGAGCTAACTGAGGATATTGGTACTATGGAAAGTTTAAGTAAGCAAACTCTCCATATTCTTTCCTAGCAGCTTTATCATAAGCCTTTGCTGCATCAATTTCTGTTTTATAATGCCCTAACATAATATATTTTCTATTATATCCTATTCCAGCCTCCCATTTATTCTCGTTTTTATAAAAAACGCCTTTGTATAAAACTGATTCAAATTTCAGTTTTTTATCTTTCATGCTTAAAACCAACTATAACAATACATGCAGTAAAAGGCTTCTTTCTCGTCGTCAAGAAAAACAGCATGTGATCCGCAATATGGACACTCCATTATTTTTTCTTTCTAAAAAAGACTATCAATATTGATATTATAGCAGCAAGCCCACCGAAAATCCATTTAACATATTTTCTCAGCCATCGACTAATTGAAGATTCGTCGGTGGGTTCGGTGGGGTCTGATCCAAAGGGAACACTTTCTCCGTTATGTTAGATATGTTTCCAGCGGCATCCATTGAAGCTATACCAGCGCGATAATTACCTTCTCCAATTGTAAAAACACCCGGCAATGTGTATTCATTGATCGGGACATCAAGATCCACATGTGGAGAGCTGAAATAATCAATTGCCTGAGCTTCTGGCACAAGATATAATCTGTGCTTTACAACGTCTGTTGAAGTAGAATTCACCCATGTTAATTTTTTAGGTTGAATGTATTCGGCAAACAATAAATTACAAATAAACATCAATAAAATCAAAAACTTCATTTAATCCTCCTTTTCATTCCCAAACTGGTGCTGGAAGCATCCAATATACAATCCAGTTCCCAGATTGTTGTTCTCCGTCAATTGTTACTTGGCCCATTTCACTATCTGAAGATACCCATTCACTCCATTCGCCATTAGCATAAGCTCTTACAAAAAACTCGCACAGTCCTACGATCCCATGTGGACGCTCCATCGTCATTGTACATTCTGCTGTTTCACCATAATTGGTTGTTGATATATGCGCATCATCATTAATGAAATGCATCTTTACTTCATATTTGGTTGATTCAGCACTTCCATCCCATGCGATTGTTATGTCCTCTCCTGTTTTGTAAAGACTTCCTGTCCACGGATCCATTAAATCAAGATTCATCATAATAATGCCGCCGTCCCAATCATCTGGTTTTCTGGGATAAAATTTAACTTTGCTGGCAAACGATTTGTTGCCTCTTGTGTCATACGATCTTAAAAAGATCTTATAAATATATGGACTTTCATAATAAATATAATACTGAAGCCTATGACCAACATCATATATCTTCTCTTTTTTGAAATAATAGCCCTTTTCTTGTTTAAGATATTTCCATGCATAAATATAATATCCTGCAATATCTGTTCCTTTGGGCTTTTTCCATCTTAAACCTATGGCTTCCCCATTTTGAAAAATTTCAGGATCAGGTGCCTCGGCATATTCATGTGGTTGCTGTGTTTCTATTTCTTTAGTGACACATGCAACAAGAAATAATAAAAAAAGCCATTTCAACATATTTCCCCCCTTTTTAAACTTGAATATAATTATACTCATATCTTTCAGTTATACAAGTGTTACACAATCACTCATTCCTTCACCTCTGATGTTTGGATCAAGAATAAAACAAGCAACGTGTTGTCCTATTCCAGGCCCTTGTTCTCCATTTTCAATTGAACACCACCTAATATCGCCAAGGTTCCTTACATCAACACTCTTGTCTAGCAGCATATGTATCCATTTTGCAATAGGATATACAAGCACAACCTTTTTGCCTTTCTCATATTCTTTGATTGCTTTTCTTGCCCATGCCGTAGGGCCTTTTTTCTTGCCCTCATGAATGATGGATCCAAATGGAGGGTTGACATAATTAGATGACCCCCATTCACACGTCAAACCATCAAAACCATTTGGCAAAGGATATGGACACGGATCAAAATCAAATTCAAACTCATCATTTAATTTTTGATATATGTTTTGTGGAGTGAGCCAATAATGATTACCGTCTTTGTTACCATTTTTAAATCCCATCATTTCTCCCAAACATTTTTCTGAATTTTAATCCATCAATAACAAGAAAAATTAATTTTTGTTCTTCTTTTGATAATTTAAAGAAATCAATCATTCATTATGACCATTTGTAACCACATTTTGGACATTCGTGTTCAGTATCAAGGTTCTCATCAAATTCTTTTTCAGATATACGGTCAAATGCTTCAACAACAAAATCTTTTATTCCCAATAATTGCATATTAAAATCTGGCCCTAAATCTGGAACCTTCATATTAATCTTACTAAAATCTAAAATAGATCTTTGATTAATAGCATTATCAGCGACCATATCGGCATATTCTTGGTCAGCATCTTCATAGTCCTGAAAGGTCACGGGGAAGTGTTCATATCCTAACTTCTCGACAGCCAATATCCGCCCATGTCCCTGTATTAGAATATTTGACCTGTTAGAAATAATTGCTTCGCGCCGTACACCCTGGTATTCAATAATCTCTGCTAACACATCAATCTGATCATCTGGATGATCATTAGGATTCTCAGGATTAAACAGTTTTTTTAGATCAATAATAGAAACCAGCTCATCATACTTACAGTGAATTTTCATTCCCCCTCCTTTAGTCTCACCTTATATGTTGTTATATATTTCTAGTGCCTTAGCCCTACACTTTTTTATTTCCCCATTAGGAATATAATTTTTAGAGCCAAGAAATGCCAAATAGTTTTTTAAAATTTCCTCTTGACAATCTTTTGAAACAACACCAGCCTCCTTCATGATTTTCAGTTTTAACTTCCAGCTTTTCATGCAACAGTCTTGCATTTACTTTAAACTTCTCGTTTCCATTTAATACCAATAATTCATTCATTTTAGCCTCCTGTAATCCTCCCAATCGCATTTTATGCCATCGCACATTTCTATTAAACGGCTGATTATTGCCGGATCAATTTTGTTTTCTAATTCTAAAATTGTAAAATTTGTTGTTATGATTATTGGCTTTTCATTTTCATATCGATCATTGATGATTTTATACAACTTTTCATTAAACCAAGAATTCCCAAAAGCGTCTATTTTTGAATATTCTTTTCCCAAATCATCCAAAATTAACAAATTAAGTGATTTACAAAAATTCATAATATCATATTCACTTTTTGTGCTCTTGCCAGTATATGTTGATTTTATGTCGTTTATCAAATTTGTTATATTATAAATTCTAATTCTGGAACTGTAGTCTTGTGGATATTCGGCTTTAGAAATTTCATGCTCAATAATTTCCTTGCAAACAGAATAACATAAATGAGTCTTCCCGGTTCCAGGTTTCCCAATGTAAATTAATCCACTTGCTGAATTATGCATGTAGTCTTCAACAAATTTTATGCTTTTTTCCCTTGCTTGTTTTTGAATTTCAGTTTTGACAATAAAAGAGTCAAAATCTTTGGAATAAAATTTCTTTCCGATTCCAATTTTTGAATATTCCTGAATTTTTAATAAATCAATATTAATCGAAAAATCCTGTTGGGGTTCCTGCTGAATAGTCTTTTTCTTTAATCTTTCCATTGTTTCTTTTATTTCTTTCATGGGAAACCTCCTTGTAGTCGATCCAATCCTCCCAATTATTAAACCACGTGGAACCGTTTTTTATATAGCCTTTCTTTACTTGGCTGCAAGAAAGATAATTATCCAATGCTATTTTAATTTTACCAATATCTTCTTTGTTCTTTACACTGGATTTAAAATGCCGCAATGCAGCCTTCTTACCGTCTTTTTTAGGGTATATCGTCCATAATTTTTCAAACTCCTTAACAGACACTTTTTCTTTTTGTTTATTTTTATCTTCTTCTTTATCTTCTTCTTTATCTTCTTCTTTATCTAGGGTCGTTTTTTGCGCGCCCTTAACGCGTTTATTACGCGTATATTTTGAGTCTCTATCCTGTATTTCCAACAGCTTAGGGAAGCTGATCCTGATGATGTTCCCAAATTGAATTAGTTTTATTTGTTCTAGGTTCTGCAAACGTTCTAAGAACGTTCGAAGAACGTTCGACTTACATCCTAAGAATGTAGCGAGAATGTTCTTAGAAACAGTGAAAATATAATCCTCCGCGCCATCCCATGTTGCATGGCAATATTCTATAAGCCTAAAATACATGGAATAACCTTTGTGAAAACCAAACTTTTCTTCTAGCTCAATTAATGCTCTTTTGGTGTGTGCATTATTATAATGCTTAAACCATATCTTCATCTGCACCATCCGACTCAACAACGATTATAAAAGGGTTGTTTTCAAAGACATCATCAACATGAAATTCAATTCGGTTTTTTGAACTCAAAATCTTAATTAATTCATCTTTTATAAATGATGTTAGGGGCTCGTAAGCGGAGATTTGGATCATCTTATAATGCATAAATTCCCCCATAAAGTTCCGGGCCCAGCATGCTTGTTAAGAACCTGGACCCGGATATGCATCACTCACGGAAGTGAGATTAATGCCAATCTAAAATGCTGTGATAAACAAGCATATAATTATAATATACATTTTATCCAAAATGTTAAGCAACAAAAATGTATAAAAATTAGGCACATTGAAACATAGAGACCACCATAGGTCCCCATGTTTTGTGGTTAATTTGCACATAAAAGGACGGGGCCGCTAAAACGGCCCCATGGATGCGATTGAAAATTGGCAAGATAAGACCATAATAATGTCTTTTAATATGAATGTCAAATATTGCTTAAAAATGTGGCAATAATACTTTAAAAAATGGCTTTACAATGTAACAATTTAAAATTAATATGTCTATCAGTGGGAAGGATGGATGCTTTCAAATAAAATATTTTTCTATCAGAAATGGAGGAAAAAATGAAAAAACGTGGAAGGCCAAGAAAAAAAATGCCTAAAAATGAGAGTTTAAGTAATGTAAATAAGATGAAATTTTTTGAGGAAAATATGATCTTATGGATAAATATAGTTTTAAAAAGTGAGTTGACAGAAACCGAAAAATTATCATTGATAAAAGAGATAACAAATGGAATCTGAAAAAAGAGATGTAGATATTTATTCTTCGCCTAGAATTTATCAATCCGAGTTTGAAAAAGGTGACATTTTTGAGGCAATTACAAAGATAATGGCCGAAATGGATGCAGTCAAAAAAACTCAAAAGAATGTTCAGCAGGGCTTTATGTTTAGAGGGATCGACGATGTTTATAATGCCCTTCAGAAATTGATGGCGAAGCATGGTGTATTTACAACAACAAAAATAATAAATAGACAAAGGCATGAGGTAACGAGTCAAGCTGGGAATAAGGGATATCATATATTAAATCAATATAGGTTTCGATTCTTTGGGAAAGACGGATCATATTTTGATTGCTTTGCGGATGGTGAGGGAATAGACTATGGGGATAAGGGATCAAACAAATGTGCTGCTATTGCTCATAAATATGCGCTCATACAGGTTTTTGCTATTCCAACTGGGAACGGCGACGATCCTGATAGGGAAGCGCATGAAATCAGGCCGGGGGGAGGCTCAAGTTACCACCCTTCCTCCGGCAAATCCAAAAAGGTAACAGATCCACAGATAAAAAGGCTTTATAAAATAATGGATGGCAGCGGATATAATATGGGTGAAATTAGGGAAATGGTTTTTGAGCAATATGGAAAAGAATCACTTGATGAAATGACAATGGCAGAATACGACACAGTCTGCAAAGTTGTTCAGCTTGGAAAGCCCAAATGAGATATAGAAAAAGATTTTCCATAAAAATACCATTCCTCCCGGAACTAAGTAAAAATAAAAGATATGCATTTAAAAGTTCAAAGGTAAAAAATCCTTCGCACAGAAAGGCACAAGATTTAATAACAATAATGCTTAAAAAAAAGATTTCAGGAAAAACATTAAATCCACCTGGTAATAAACTTATAGTTGATGTAACAATTTTCAAACCCAACAACCGTTTTGACGCATCAAATTTTGTTAATCCAATAAACGACGCTGTTGAGAGGGCCACTGGGATAAATGATAGATATTATGCTGGTAGTTATGATTGGTTTATAGATCGGAATAATCCGTCAATAATAATTGTAGTGGGGTATTGATGTATACAAAAAAGCTTGAGGATTTTGATTTAACTGCCATAGAGAAGGCAATAGAATTGCTGAAACTCTATAAGACAGACAGGGATTTTAGTTCATTAAAAAATGATGTAAGGTTGTGTCTTGAAAAAAAACACAATAAGGTTTATCTACAAGACAGGGATTATTGTCTTGCGACAAGGTTTGATGGTTATATGGTTGATTGGCTAATATGTCCGCGCTGCGGGTATGAAAACTTCGCGCCGGATTTTATAGTTGATGCACCAAGAGAATGCTGTAAAAAGTTTTATGATAAAAAAAGGGAAAAATACAAATCCTAAAAGGTGGAGGGAAAATGAAAAAAGATACATATCTAATTGTGAGGATTGCCGCAGACGATAAGGAAAGGATCATCAAGATGGCCCAAAAAAAGAGAGTGCCACTCAGTCAACTGCTGAGGAATTATGTTTTGGAAATTCTTGATTTGTTTGATTCAGAGAATGTAGAATGAGCTGTATGGCATGCATAGATTGTCATTATTGTAATATTGCCTATAGTAAGAAACTTGGAAAATCTGTGTGCAGAAATTGTGGTTCAACCAACCTTGCATGGGATGAGGAGTTTGGAGAACAAAATGAGGGAGAGAAAATTGATGTGGATAAACCTTTTAAAAAGGAGGATAATGGAAAATGCAAGAGAAAAAAAGAATAAGTCTGACAGGGTTTATGGCCTTGGCCACATTATGGCTGACAATATGTATCCTGGTTGGCTCCTCATTAGCTATAGTGAAAATGACCTACGTTTTCTTAAATTCGTTTTCATTTCGTTAACGGTAGCAACAATTGTTATTTTGATTGGAGCAATAATATGCGCGGCAATAATAATCTGAAACTATGTGAAATTTGTAAGAAAAAGATAGCCACGCACGGACACCACAAGTTTCCTCAGACAAAAAAGAACCATAGTCTCTACCCAGAACACATACATGACCATAGAAATATTCAAAATTGTTGTTTTTGGTGTCATATAGGACATTCGAAGGGTTTGATAAAGTGGAGTGAAATTGAGTTCTGCGATGCGCTCGGTATAGAACCAAGGTCGAAGGAAGGGAGGAATATCTCTGAAAGAATGGGCGCCTGAGATTCCAACAATGGTTATGGACCATGTAAAGCAAAAAGGTATTTCTAAGACAGACAAAAGACTATACCTCGCTGCATGGGAAAAAACAAGCAAGAAAAATATAATAAGGGCAAAATGCATTGAGTGCTGTGGGTTTGAGAATGTAAGAGAGAGAGTTTTTTATTGTGATGTTTTAGTTTGTCCTATACACAGTTTAAGAAAAAAATATTTCAATTTTAAGAGAAGAGAAAAAAATAAAGATCTTTAATAAGGAGTGGGAATATGGGAAAATGGATTAATGATTTAATTGGTTATTTATGAATAAATATTTTAAGGTTCTTATAGATCCAGGCCATGGTGGACAAAACTATGGGGCAATAGAAAACAATAGTGGGTTAATCGCTATTGAAAAGGACATAAATTTTGCGATTTCGTCTATCATAAATTCGCTGCTTGAAAATGATATGAATATCCTTTGTAGGCTCACAAGGTATGATGATTATAATCTTAGCTTGGTAGAAAGAGTAAAAGAATCGGAATATCATGATTGTATGGTTTCAATCCATTGTAATGCTTTTTATCAAAGTAATGTTAATGGGGTTGAGATTTTTCATAATGGGGAAACAAAAAGCATTTTATTGGCTGACAAAATAATAGATTCATACTGCAAGGCATTTAAGGATATGAAAAACAGGGGATCAAAAGAGAACAGGTCCTTATATATTGTTAGAAAGGCAATGTGCCCGGCTGTAATATTTGAATGTGGATTTCTGACAAACACTAAAGACTTTCGCATACTTATAAATCCAAGCAATCAGATTGAAATGGCTATAGCTATAGTTAAAGGAATAAAAAAATATTTTGGGGTTTAACATGATAACAAAAGCGACAGAATATATGTGGATGGCACTTCATAGCATTGAATTTAAAAACCATTGTTTTGAAAGTAGGTTTACTTTCACAAAAAAATCATTTGCTGAGGTATGGGTTGAAATGAAAAGGAAATATGATTTTAATGTGGAATATTTTAAAGTTCCTTTTTGGAAATTTTGGTGGAGAGGTATTCCAGCATATACGCAGCGCACAACAGATCCGCACACAATATTTATAAATAAAAGAATTAGGTTTACATTGTGTTACCTTTCTGGTATATTGGCTCATGAATTGGCACATCTCAAAGGATTTGGACATGGATCAAACAAAACAAATCAAAAGGGGTATTGGGAAAGTGTCCCATTGAGTATCCAAAAATTTGTTGAGAAATTTAATGAGTCTTTATAAACATAAAACATCACACAACATAGCCTTTTTGCTTGTTACATTTAAAAAGGGAAAACAAAACGATGAAAATAATAATGGACTTAATTTATTAAATAAGGAGTAAAAAATGACAAAAGGAATATCAAAAAGGAATGGATCAGGAAAAGGAAGACGTGCTAATCGTGGCCGTGGAGGCTGTAAACCAACACGAAATAAAGGACAAGGGAAATGAATGATCAGGCGTTTGAGAAAATCAAGAAAGCATTTCAAGAGGTGAAGGATGAGTAAAGCGTTTGAGGAAAAAATCAAAAAGGTATGTGAGCTTGCAATTGTTTATTTAGATATAAAGAAAAATCATGAGGAGTTGGGTTTTATATTAACTGACATGGTTCAATATATTCATAATGTTTGGATGGGTGAGTCATGAGTGCGTTTAAGGAATGGTTACAAAAAACACACGGGATTATACCCAATACTATGGAAGAATTAAACTGGTCAGCTCAGTTAAAACAAGCATGGAACGCATCGGGCGAGCATCATACTAAGAAAGCTCGTGAGGATACGGTTAAGAAGTGTATTGAGATATTGGAAAACAACCAGATATTTACAGCTACCATTACAAATCCAATAAAAATAGATGAGGGCAATATAAAGGCTTGTGCAATAGACGAAATAATGAAAGAATTTAATTATGAATAAAATTAAAGGTTGGAAATGCTTCGATCAAGAATTGAAGTGTAAAGGCTTTCAGTTTGAGGTTGGAAAATCTTATGAACATAAGGGCAACATTGAATTATGCAAAAGTGGTTTTCATTTCCACGAAAAGAAAAAAGACATATTTACTTATTATGATAAAAACTCAAGAGTTTGTGAAGTTGAGGCAACAAATGTAATAACAGGAGATGATAAGAGTGTTTGTTCTAATATAAAAATAATAAAAGAATTATCTAATATATCCAAATTATTATTAATTGGCTATGGCTATGGCTATGGCTATGGCAATGGCAATGGCAATGGCTATGGCAATGGCAATGGCAATGGCGATGGCTATGGCGATGGCAATGGCAATGGCTATGGCTATGGCAATGGCAATGGCGATGGCATGGCAATGGCGATGGCTATGGCGATGGCTATGGCGATGGTGATGGCAATGGCTATAGTTCTTGCGATATTTTAATATTTAGTAGAAGTTTTTTAAAGGAGGTTTGAATGAATGATTTACAAATTATTGTGCTGCCAAGAGGGTGGGTTATGGTTGGATTTTGTGAGGAAAACAATAATAAACTTTATGTTAAAAATGCATCAGTTATTAGACGATGGGGTACTTCAAATGGGTTGCCAGAGTTAGCCAATAATGGTCCATTATCTGAAACAAAGCTAGATGGAAAATGTGAAATGATTTTTCCAATGTCTTCAATAATAGCAACAATAAAATGTAATAAAGAGGCATGGAAAGGTTATTAGACGAAATAAAGAAAGCATTTCCAGAGGTGAAGGATGATAATAAATAAAGATGTTATTGAAAAGTTAAATCCTTGCATAAGCTCATTCCAACAAGGCTTAAAGGACTACCCAAGCTGGGAAGGAAATTTTATTGAATTTCTTGACCTTGATAAGATTAATGATATCGATAAAATATGGGTTTTTTCTAAGCTTCCTTTTTCGGATGAATTAAAGAGAGAATTTG